TTTAAGATTGCTTTTATGACAGATCTTGGCGATGCAATGATGCGCTTTGCTTGTGTCCCTACATATGCATCAGATGCATTTTTTAAACAAGCAGATAAGGTTCGTGCTTGTATGACAGCCAGAAACCCTTTGGATCAATTCAGAAGATTTGAAGAAAACTTTAAACCAGATCCAGACAAGGTTTATTATGTCCATGCTGACCTTGCACAAAAGCACGATAAATGTGCTGTTGCAATTGCACATGTTGAAAAGTGGGTTAATGTTCAGGTAATTAAAGACTATGAGCAGATATCACCTATTGTTGTTGTAGATGCTGTTGCATGGTGGGAACCAAAAGTAGAAGGGCCAGTAAACCTTTCAGAGGTAAAGCAGTGGATACAAAATCTACGCAGACTTGGATTTAATATAGGTCTAGTCACCTTTGACCGTTGGCAATCTTTTGACATCCAGAATGAATTGCAGGCGGTAGGCATGAGAACAGAAACAGTTTCTGTAGCCAAGAAGCATTATGAAGATATGGCTATGCTTGTGTATGAGCAAAGACTAGTAATGCCTGCTATCGAACTTTTGTTTGAAGAACTAACAGAACTTAAGATTATGAAAAATGACAAGGTAGATCACCCACGCAAAAAATCTAAAGACCTTGCCGATGCCGTGTGTGGCTCTATCTTTGGTGCCATATCCTATACACCCAGAGATCAAAACCTTGAAGTAGAGGTTCACACATTTAGAGGACAGCCCCGTAGAGTTGACACGCTCCCTGAGAACGTGATACAATATAAACCTAACCAAATAGAAGATATAAAAGACTATCTGGATAGACTAAAAACAATATAAAACAAAATGAATAATAAAAGGAGAAAAATGAATTCATTTAAGAAGATCGCTCTTGTCGTGGTTGCAGTCATGACTATGGGCACACTCGTAGTGACACCTGCAAGTGCCAATACCGTTTCAGTAGACGTAACAACTGAAGTATCTGGTTCTGGTACAGCAGCCTCACCATTCACAGTAAAGGTTCCTTCTGACAACGTAGTAAGCGTTGCAGATACCACAACTGCAACAAATAACGAAGCACTTCTTATCACTGCTACAGTAGTTGCTGGAACACCAGTAACATTTACTGCAGTCGGTGCTAATACACGCCTAGTATCTACAGTTGGTTCAACAGTTAATGCATCTGCTGGATCATCTTCAATTACAGTAACGCCTGCTTCAACAACAGCGACTGTCTATGCATATACAACAAGCACTGCTGCTTCTGCTGTTACAGTTTCTGTAACTGGTGCAGCAACAACAATTTATCTTAAGGGTGTTGCAGGTCCTGCATATGACCTTAAGATGTCAATCCCTGCTTCAGGAAATATTTCTGGCAAGGTAACTGCAACTCTTGATGTAGCAGATATTTTCGGCAACGCTGTTGCTGATACAGTAACTGTTACTACTCTTGGTGGCGCAACTGCTGGAACAGTAACTGCTGATGCTCTTGTAACAGGTCGTTACACATCAGAGATTTCACTTCCTGCAACTGCTGGAACTGTTGCTGTCGGAGCATCTATTACTGCTCCAACATCTGTTCCAACAATCAAGTTGGCAACAACTTCTCAGACTGCAATCGTAACAGTATCTGATCTTGCTGGTGCACTTGCTACCGCTAACGCTGCACTTGCTGCAGAAAAGGCTGGCCGTGCTGCTGATAAGGTAACTGCAGATGCTGCACTTGCTGCTGCTGTAGCAAAGGCTACTGCCGATGCTGCAACCGCTAAGGCTGCTGCTGATGCTGCTGCTATCACTGCTGCTGCTGAAATTGCTAAGTTGAAGGCTGATGCCGTAACCGCTAAGGTTGCTGCAGATAAGGCTCTTGCTGATGCAACTGCTGCACATGCTACAGAACTTGCAAAGGTTAAGGCAGACAATGCTGCATCAATCGCTGCAATGAAGAAGGCATTCAATGATCTTGCCAAGAAGTGGAACGCAAAGAATCCAAAGGCAAAGGTTACACTTGTTAAGTAATTAACATAACAACTTGGGGAGTGGGGAAACCTGCTCCCCTTTTTGTTTTGAGGTGATATAATTAAGTATGTTTGATTTAATGGAAAAAGCAAAGCAAGATGGTAAAGTACTGACTGTTGAAAAATACCATACGCCAGAAATTACATGGGAAGATGTAGCAAAATTTTTATACAGTGAGTCACTTATACCAAATGAAATACTTAAGGATAGAATTTTAAATCAAGGCGGTGCCTTTAGAGGTAATGTTGAAATTCAATCAGGTCTATGGTTTGCTCCACAAGGCAGAAAATCAATATTTAGTCATTTTAAAGGTGTAACTGAATTACTATATAAATTAAATAAATCTATAGACAATACCAACTGCGATTATTATGAAGGCAAGCCCTGTAACTGTAGCAGTGATTGGCACTTGCAAGGAATAAGAATATCAATGACTGATAGGGTTACTGGTTATCATCAAGATACCGTTGATGCAATTTTTTGGCAAATACTTGGAACATCTTTGTGGGAAGTAGATCAAAAAGAAACTTATGAATTAAAACCAGGAGATCTGGTTTATTTGCCTACTGAAACAGCACATAAAGTTTGGGGCGTTGGCCCAAGATTAGGTCTTATAATTGACAATCTTAATACAACATATTTGAAATAAAATGCTATAATTATCCTATTAATTGTGGAGGATGAAAGGATAATTAAAAAATTAACAAGAATACTTACAGCAACTTTATTGGCTTTCGGATTCAATCTTTTCATTCCAGAAAACGCTAATGCTACTTGTATAAACCACATTCAATCACAAACCATAGCAGCAGCATACGAAGGCGATGCAGAACCTACAGTCCACCATATGGATACATGTTCTGGAGATGACATAGGCTATCAAATACCAATCGCAACTACCGTGACTTTTGACGGGGTACAATATGAAAACATTTATGCAACAACTAACTCAGTAATTACATTTGGTCAACCTGATCCCACATACTGGGCATATCCCAATACACCATCTATCTCCCTATATTCAATGGACTGGTTTCCAGGAGTAAGCGGAACATCTGGTTTGGATATATATTATTCAGAGGGCGGGTTTCAATTAAATCTAAATATGGTTCCTTTTGGTAACTATGGGGCACAACCAAGCACAGTAAATATATTAGTGGCTATTACTAATACTGGTAATTTAGCGGTGTCCTATAGTTATCAGGGTCCTGAATATCCAAATCTTAGAACAGGAGTAAGGTTACATAATGGTGACATTGTCTCTCTTGAGGCATGGGGAGCAACCCAAGTTTCTGCTTCTGAGCCAGTCCCTGTATTGCAGGCAGAGCCTATTCCAGAGCCTTCCCCTACTCCTACACAGGAACCATCCCCAGAACCCTCCCCAACGCCCACAGAAGCCCCTATAACGCCAGAAGAACAGCAAGAGCAAGTAGCAGAGGCAGTTCAATTGGCTGGAGAAATATCAGACCTTAATAATCTTATTGCTGCAATAAATGGGGAAGAAATAAATGAACCAGAAACAGAGCCTACAACTGAACCAGAGCCAGAGCCAAGTCCTGATTCTACAGAAGATCTAGATTTACCTGAACCTGATGTTGAAGTTGATCCAGAGATTATTACTCCAGAGGATCCAAGATTCCCTGATGATGAGCAAACTGAACCAGAAGACCCCACTCCTTCTCCAAGCCCTGATACCACAGATGGTGGCAGCGAAGAGACTGATCCAACTCCAGAGCCTTCAGAAGAGCCAACATCTCAGCCAGAGGAAACAGATCAAGGTCAAGAGCCTGAACCTGAGCAACCTGTTGAGGAAGAGCCTATAGTGCCAGCACCAGATAATAATGACACAGACGATAGTAATCCAATTTCAGCAGATGAACTTAATAAGTTAAATAAACTAATTGGACAAAACGATGCTAAGTTGGCTGCCGAATTATCAAACATGCTAACTGAATTATCCACAACAGAGGAAGAAGCAGTAGCAGAAAGTCTTGGAATTAAGGCAGAAGAAATAGCAATAATTGCAGAAGCAATTAAAGACAATCCAGCAATAGCAGTGGCATTTGTAGAGTTTGCTGGTAGAGCAGAAGAAAACGCAGGTGCCCCAATGCCATATACATTAGCGGATGCTATTACTGAAGTACAAACAGAAGCATTTTTAGCAGACCCACTTGGGGTATTGACAAATATAGACTTTGAAAAATTATTAAGCCCAACAGAATGGGGTAAAGATATGACAGATGATCAGAGAGAAAAGGTTCAAGAGGTAGTCATTCCTGTTATTTTGGTAGGAAATATTGTTAGTTCAGTTATGTCACTAAGGAGGTTATAATATGAACATGATTAAGAAGATAGTTAAAGGACTATTTAAGTGGTTTAAGGCTGCTGTTATTGAGAGCATAGCCCAGATATTTACCATACTTGGCTTCTTTATTGCTTGGCTTACCCTTACAGGTACCGCCCAGCAGGTAGTGGGGGTAGCCACATTAATATCAATAGCCCTATGGCTTATTACCATCCCGCTTCGTGAAGAAAAAGAATAGTATAATGTCAATATGAAGATTCGTCATATTTTATTATCGTGTATACTTATATTAGGCCTTTCTGGCTGCGGGTATGACGGTCATTATCGCTACCCTTGCCAGGACCCAGCCAACTGGGATAAGGCAGAGTGTAATGTTCCAATATGTGAGACTACTGGAACATGCACAAGAGATATAATTGGAAAAGATACTTGGAAAGAGTATCAGAAAACGAAAGGTAAGTAATGTCTAAGCAACGATTAACACCACAGGATCTTGATGCACGACTAAAGTTTATTCTTGGTTGTACACTTGGAGCAATCCTTCTTTTTACAGCATTAGGAATTTTATATGCTCTTATATTTGTAACACAGCCTATCGGAGCACAGTCAGAAAATGACAAGATGTTCTTTAATGTTTTGGGATCAGTTGCAACATTTATTACAGGAACACTTGCTGGTTTATTAATTGGTCAATCAGGTGCTAAAGATGTTATGGCAGCACAGGTTGCAAATAAAGAGGTAGATGCTAAAAATACTCAAGCAGATAAAAAGTTAGAATCTGAAATTAGAATGGCTGAAGATAAACTTGACGCAGAACTTGACGAAGTAAGAGCAAGACTTGCAAAGAAACCAGATGGCGCTATGCCAGAAGAACAACCAATAGATACTAATTGGGACAAGGAGTAATCATGGCAGAGATGGGAACACCAGAAAAACTTATTGAAGTTGCGGAAGGCGAACTTGGAACTATAGAAGGTCCAAAAGATAACGAAACCAAATATGGCAAGTTCATGAAAGCAAACTTTCAGCCATGGTGTGGGTCTTTTGTAAACTGGTGCGCTAACGAAGCAGGAGTAAAGATTCCTAATACTGTTTATACACCAGGTGGAGCAGCAGCATTTAAGAAGGCTGGAGCATGGATTGATGGAGACATAGCAGATCCAGAACCAGGAGATATAGTTTATTTTGATTTCCCCTCAGACGGTGTCGATAGAATCTCACATGTTGGTATTGTTGTTGAAGACAATGGAGATGGAACTGTTTGGTGTATTGAAGGAAACACATCTTCAAATAAAAAAGGAAGCCAAAGAAATGGTGGAGAAGTTTGCAAGCAACTCCGTGCATTTAAGAAAAATAAAAAGAATGTAATGATTTCAATCGTCGGCTTTGGTCGTCCTAAATTTGGCGGTAATGCAGCAGCAAAATCCACTACAAAATCTGAGCCTAATAAGACTATTAAAAAGCCTAAAACATGCTCAGAATGTGGACAAACAATCAAGTAATTGACACATTTTTAGTTCAATGCTATACTGAATAGTAAATATAGGAAGGCATATCATGACTTGTATTGCTGTTGTACGTCACGAAGATAAAGTATACATGGCTGGAGATCGTGGAGCCTCAGATGATGGAACTATTCTTTCACTTGACGCACCAAAGGTATGGAAAATTGGTCCGTACTTAATTGGATATGCGGGTTCCATGGATGGGGAAAGAATTCGTTACAACTTTAAGCCAAGTGCCCCTAACATTAAAGACACAGACAAGTTTATGCAGACAAAGTTTATCAAAGAACTCAAAGAATTTTATAATGAATTCTGGGTTGACACATCAAAAGACGGAGATCTCGGTTTAATTATTTCTGTTCGTGGTGAAATATATGAACATAGTTCTGGAGATATGTCTTTATCTAAATATACGCTGCCATATCTTGCTATGGGTTCAGGAGCAGAGTACGCATACGGTGTTTTATATGCAACAGATAAACAAAAAAATGCAAGAAACCGTGTGCATTCTGCAGTAAGCGCAGCAATAAAATTCTCTCCATCTTGTATGGGGCCTATTGACATCGTAAGCATTTAAGGATATACTAGAGGTATGAATCATATGGGTATGGAAGATCTTTCTCCAGAGGAGCAAGAGTTTGGTATCTGGTTACAGAACGGCATT